TCGGTATTCATAAAAATTTTGCTTCTCTATAGTAAATGCAATATGCAGACCAATTGCTATTTGGATTGAGAAAAATTATCAAAGCTAGATTTCAATATTTTAAGCTCCTTTGATATAATTGTCAACTTAAAAATTGTGCTTTCTAACTTTGATATAGTGGAAGCTAGATTATCAGATACATTTGGATCTTTTGCGTCTTTGTCAAGTTCTTTCTCAAACCGGACAAATAAGGCACTGACTCGGTCCTCAATTCGCCCTTGGCGGCGTTGCTCGTCTTGATCATAGTTTGACATGGCATGCCTCTTTAAATAGTTTAGGAGAGAATCGTGGATTGTCGGCTTTGAAATGCTGAATCAGGTTTTGCTCTAACGTGTGCATTACCTGATTAATTGCTTTTTCGGAGAGCTGAGATGGAAGCGGCTCAAAAAATTGGTGTATATCATGCTTAGTTTCTTGTATGGCTTTTGCCACATCTTCGTATACTTGTTTGCTAGCCATTATAATACTCCATATATTTTATCCAGTCTTCTTGGAATTGATTGTAGTTTTCATGCTTGGTATAGTACGCTTCGAGGTGCTCGGCTGCCCATTCCTTGATCTTATCAATGCTGACCTGTTTCAGCATTTCATCGATTAGTTTGGCAGAGTCTTCGTGCGGGTCGATGTAGTCTTCTTCTGGCTCTGATGTTTTCCAGGCATCGTAGTTTTGAAATGGGTCACGCATTTTCTTTTCCTTTCGGTAAGGTCGTTGTCGGGTTTTAATCACCATAATAACCATAGCTTTCATCCATGCCATGGCCTGCGGAAGCTAGGGCTTCTTCATCATCCATAAAGTTGTCAGGGCCACAAGGCTCTTGATCTTGTAGGCGCTCAAGGCAATTAGCACACGTTATATGTCCGTTGTCATCGGACCATTCAGGGTCTTCTTTGGCATTGAAGATGCCTTCACATTCGTCACATTGTAGCCAGCTCATTGTTTTCCTTTCATTTGTGCTTGGATCATCTTGATTAAGGTCTCTTTGTCTAGCCCGTCAAGTGGACTGGACTTAGCTTTTCTCTGCTTAGGTGATGGATAGACAGGACGTCCGGTTGCTTTGACTGAGCCGTCAGATTGTAATGTCTCACGGTAGTCGTAGACAAGCTCAGACTTGATCTTCTCGGCTTCTTCTGACTTGTACCAGATAATGGCTCTTTCCATGAAGCTATCAAAGATAGGAGTGAGTGTTTGTCTTATATCTTCGATCATCGAATCTGGGTGCATAGCAGGGTCACTGGCTCGGGTCGATTCAAAGTTACCAAGCTTATGCTCTCTACGGATATGTGATCGTATTCTTATGGCAAATTGACGTATCTCTGCAAGTATTGGATTGTACTGCTGACCAGCAGCTATGTCAGCCTCACTTTGACTGGGCTTTATCGGTATCTCGATTCTCTCGGACATTCTCTTGCTCCTTTATGTATGCTCTAACAAGTTGGGTACATTCGTCTCGATCCAGTTTATTTTCCATAACGTGGTGCTTCCACTTATCATTTTCACTGAAAAAATACCAGAGCCACATAGCCTGCTCATGGGCAGGTAGATGACTCCGGCGTTCGAGAAACAAAAATGCAGTTTGTTTAACCGCCGGAGTTATCATTAGTCAATCTCCTTTAGATTTTTTCTGTGACGTGGATGCGACTTATTGGTGACGGCTGTGAGGAACATTCCGTCAAGATTAGGATTGAGGGCCATCACTACTCGTGATGTGGGAGGGCATGCAAATGCAGGAAGTTTGTATTCATCGCTCTTGGATGCGAGCAATGTGTTCCAGCGGATGTGCTCCCAAACGGCAGCGGCACCGTAGATTTCACGCTTACCATTCTCTTTGAGAAAATAGGATATCCTCTCAAACTGTTGAATGATAGCCATGTTATCAGGGTACCACTTTAGATATTGCCTTCTGTATTTTGGCAATATTTCGTCAAGATGCAGAGGATCCATCCAAAGATCGAAATATGAATGGACCTTTGCATCTATCATTTCCTTAGTTATCATATTATTCTGATAAAGGAAGTTTGAAGACGGCAGAACGACGGAGCATTTTGCCGTATCTGACTACAATTTGCTTGTAGTCGTTTTGTATATCCTGTAAGTTGGCTACTTTGCCGTCCCATTTACAGGATATGTCACGGATGGAGAAGTCTAGGTTCTTTTTCAAGTCCGCTAGAACTCCCTTCCGTGATCGGTAATCCCGACCGTATGCTGGGATAACATGGAGTGAGGGTTTGCGCGTGTCAACCTTCTTCTCTTTCTTCAGGCTCACTGTCATCTTTATCTTTTAATAGGAGGTTAATGAAGGAATCTACACTCTGGATTTGGTGCGTATAGATGGCATCATTGGTTAATTCCTCAATTAGCATTTTGGCAGCTAGGGAATTGGCTTGCTCAGGAGTCATACTTTCTCCTGTTCTAAGCGGAGGGAACGATGATCTTGGTTCATTCCGTGGTCATGCAGTTCGTCCCTGGCTTCTTCGATCGAGGCTCGATGCAATACGTCAAGCTCGCTCAGTATCATGCCTTGTTTGTGATAGGACAAGGCCATAAAAATATTCCGTATGAGGCGTTCTGCCTCTTCAATCGGAATCTGTTGGATTACTGGTATTGTTACCATTGTCTGGCTCCTTTGTTTCTGTTCCTACTAAGGATTCTGAAAAATGCTCCGTAGGAACAAAGAACATTTTCATTGGGGCTAGATCACCCCACGCAAGATCGACCTTGGAACGTAGCTCGTTGGCAAGCTCACGCATTTCAAAGTTATTGAGTGTGTGACCCTCACCTTGGGCGACGATGTAGAGGATCTGTGAGAGTGCGGCTATGTCTTCTCGTGGCATAGCATATCCCTCGCTGTTAGGTCTAAGCATAGGCAATCTCCATATTGTGTATGTATACATATAAATAGATGCAATATGCAGACCATTCTTGACAGCCTGCATATTTTTATACATAGTTTATTCGATTTGCGAAGTTAGGCGGACTAACTGACTCCTGCCAGTTAGTTAATTAGTTAGTAGCGGCAAATAGATGCTGCTACCTTATCGTATAAAGTTTTCTCGGTTGGAGAAATCTTACCATACTCATCAATCCATATCTTTGGATCTATTAATGAGTGCCTGAGATCCTTGACTAAAACACCGGCCTTGTACTCACCGGTTTGCTTGATCTCATCAAGGATGCCGTTCTCTTGTACCAGGCTCTGGTACAGATTATGTTGAGCCGTGCCTGGCTCAGCATCGCACCATCCTACCATTGCACGAAGCAAGGCGCTTACAAACTCGAAGGCATACTCTGCCCTTTTATCTGTAACCTGTTGCACTGACTCGAATGCGCTACAGGCATTCTCATCTATGGTTATACGGATTACTCTTTCTTTTTCTACCATAAAGGCTCCTTTCAGCAGGAGCCAGATAGTCCGCCTATTTAATCAGTTGTTATTGGTTTCTTTTCCTCCTTTTGCCTCCTTCCGATATAGATTACAGTTACAAGACCGGAGACAATTCTGCCATCCGGATCGATGTTAGGTATTTCATAAAACCATCCGTTTTCTGGATCAACTTCAATGGATGGTTGTTCATCATAACTCAAATAAAACGGATTTTGTGTTAGTCCGGCACAAACTAAGCATTGACTCCAGAAATTATTATTTTCATCCATATATTTGTATGCTCGGATGAAAATACGTCCCTCATCAAATGGAACAATTTCCGTCACACCGCAGTTTGGACAAGTTGGTCCATAGCTCATAATTATCCTTATTTTATTGTTATTGAATCCATTTTATCGACAGCCCACGGCAAATGATTATTTAGATAGTTATTCCACGTTCAGCTAATAATGCCTTCAATTGTTCCTCACCCATTGACTTGAGTAGGTTTTCAGCATCTTTGACTTTGCGTTCCTCAGATTTTTGTTTGCGATCGGTGACAGGATGACATAGGTCCCGATTCCAGCCACTATCAACAAATTCCTGAGCCATCTTTTCAAGTTCATCAATTTTTGCATCCGGTGTATGCTCAAGATATTTGACTATCTCACGGCGCACACGATCCATTGCAACGACACTAATGAACCGGCTTAACATTTGTCCCTTCAGGAAATCTTCATCCCAATATTCGGATAAAGTGTCAAACATTTCCTGGGCGCTCAGTGACGGATCTGCTATGACTTTGACAGTCTCAATCCCGTCCTGATTTGTGTACGTTTTATTGACTGCAGGCAAGCGTAGGTCGATCATGACGGCTACACCATTTGCCCCTGTTTTAATAAGCTGCTTGACTTTATTAAAAACTTCCATATTGGCTCCTTATTTAGATAGATGAGCCGCAGGCTGTCAATAAAATGGATTCCTTGCTACCTGTCGCAATGTTGCATGTATTACACTTTCCATGCTAGCGAAGTAGACGTATTTTTTTTTTTTTTTTTTTTTTTTACCCTTTCATAGCTAGAGTGAAAAGCGGAATACATGCGACAAAGATACATGTATCAGTTGTTTCATTGTGTGTTTCATTGGCTAGTTAGTTGTGTGATGTTGTCAATGTCTCTATACTACTTATCGGCATATGGCAGAAAACTTTAACACTATATGTTATCTCAGATATGCTATCTGATATGCCAATTATGCTGTAGTATACAAGTCTTATGTCTTATATAAGACTGATACAACATGGCATTCTTATGTCTTATACATGTATAGTATATCTAATATGCCAGCAGTTTTAGTATACCTTATGCATTAGATAATATATGTTATATCTAACATGCCAGCAAGATCATACTATGATGTTTGAATATACAGGCATAATGATATTTATATATTCAAATATTTAGGCATCAAGACATACAAACATATAAGTATTATGATATGGCTATAATCAGATATGCATACATTCAAACATTTAAATGCCTGAATATTTATACATACGTATATTCAAATAAGGCGATCCCCCCTTTTGCTTCGTACGTGCGTTTTTGACCCCCTTACCCATCCAGCCATCCTAAACTGTTTGCTACTTGACACTCTTCGTTATGCGAACATCGGCGGCGTGGGCTTGCGCTCATAGTGGTAATAGGATAGCACTCGCATTTCATCTTTCAATTCCTTTGACACTAGCTGTTGACATATCCTGGCTATTATATATAATGAGCATACAGGATAAATCTATGAGGACATTATGAAACCATTAGACAGATTGCAGGCACTCTTAGGAAAGCGCATTTCCAAATCAGTGCAGACAAGGTATGATAACTACAAGCGAAGCATCTTTTGATCTTCCAGCTGGTGCTTTAGAGAGCATAGTTTTTGAGTCTTATGGTGCTAGTGAGTTAAAGCGGCTTAGGCCGTTGCACTACAAGATTATATCTATGCATCTTGCTGGTGTAAGGAATAAGGATATAGCACGGCAGATAGGATGCACTAAAGCGACGGTTGTTAACATAGTGCATTCGAGACTTGGCCGGGAGGCTATCGAGGGTGCCCTAGAAAAATACTACGATGAGTTCCAGGAACTTGCGCCGAAGGTCGTCAAGGTAATAGACGAAACATTGGAGAATGACGATAACCCTGACTTGCGGCTGCGTGCTGCGGGCATGTGGATTAAAACATCAGGTTGGGAACAGCGTAGAAAAACAGTACAAACCAGTGAGGATCAGGTTAAGAATATACTGATTCAAGCCAACAACGTACAGATGAACGGATAATATGACATACAAAGAGATATACAAAAAGCGAATGCGTTACCCTGGTCACCCATCGGAAAAAAAGGGTTGGGGCCGATTTGAGGGCAACTGGACAAGAGGTATGAATAGGCTTAGCGCTCTGGTAACCGTGCTAACCGGTGATCGTAAATCACGAGATGCGGCACTTTCCCAGCTTCACACGGGAAAAACTACCGGCCCAGCTTCTATTAAAACAAGACAGTTAAACAATGCAAAGGCAAGTCCTGTTACAAAAGGATGGGGATATACATCCAAAGGTCCAGGCATTAATACAGCTAGTCAGAATTTAACGTATACAAAGGTACCTAGCGGAAGTGCTTCAAGTTTTAGGACTAGATCAGGACCAGCAAGCACAGCGAAGCCTGACTACAGTAAAGATATTGCAAAGTTTAGTAAGTCTGGTTATCATGTATATAAGAAAGGCTCTACAGCCGCTAAACATTGGCGTGCTGCAAAAGCCGGTGCTAAAGGCAAAGTTTTTATGTTTAACAAAGTTCTGTATAAAAAATAATGTCATGGTTAGAGCCTGATTATGGTCCTAAGCATAAAGAAGCCATTGAGCGTTTCTTACATATTAGTAACAAGTCAGGCAAGAAGGTTCCGTTTGAGTTAAACAATGCACAGCTTAGAGTATTAGCGAGGCTTAGTGGAAGAGACATTGTACCGAAAGCAAGACAACAAGGAATTACCAGTCTTTTTCTGGCCTGCTTTTTCCTGGACTGCTTGGCTTATGAAAACCTACGATGTGTTGTTATCGCTCATGACGCCGATTCAACAGAAAGACTCTTCCAAAGAGTTCACTTCTACCTCGACAACTTTATCGGAGAGCAGATTGAAATCATCTCAAGTACCAAGCGAGAGATCCGATTTGTCGCTACAAACGCAACCTTTTATGTTGAAACAGCAGGCAATACAAAATCAGGTCGTTCAGGAACCATCAATAGACTTCTATGCTCAGAGGTAGCATACTGGCCGGATCCCAAAACTATGACAGCTGGTTTGTTGCAGAGTGTGCCAGCAGAGAACTCACTAGTTGTATTTGAGTCAACAGGAAATGGAGCGCAAACATGGTACCACAGAAGATGTCTTACAGCACTTAATCCGCGTTCGGAATACACACTACACTTCCTTAATTGGAAAGACTTCCCTGAGTATACTAAGCAGTTAACAGCAGAGCAGACAGAGGATGTATACAAGAGCCTAGACTTTGAATATGATGAACCAGATACACTCGCACAGCACAACTTATCACCAGGGCAGCTTGCATGGCGTCGAGGTAAGATCGATGAAATGGATGGCGACCTTAGACTGTTTAAACAAGAATATCCGCTAACACTGGATGAGTGCTTTCAGTCAAGAGGACAATCGTTTTTTCACCGAGTTCCCTATGTGGATATTGGCCCTCGTTGGAAAACCCATAACGATTCTCATTACCTTAGTTATGATACTCAGCACCCTCAGCCGAATTATCATTACGTGCTTGGGGCTGATATTAGTGGAGGTGTTGGCGGTGATTTCTCTGTTGTGGAAGTTTTGTGTCTTGAGACTAATAGTCAGGTTGGGGAATATGTGGACAACTTTACAAGCCCGGATGCCTTTGCTTCTATTATAGCATGGATTGGCAAGCTGTTTAACGATGCCCATATCAATCTTGAGACTAATAATCATGGCGGTGTTACAGTAACTGAGTTATTGAAGGTATACCCACGAGACTTACTATTTAGCAAAGCAGGCTTAACGGGCAATGTTTATAGTGTAGGCACACAGACAACACGGACAACTAAACTTATGTTAATGGGTAACCTACGTAAAACATTATCTGAGGGCTTAACTGTTGTTAGTACATACTTGCAGGGCGAACTTAATTCGTTTATTGAAAAGCCTGTAAGTGATTTGTCAAGTAGGTTAGAGGCTACGTCTGGCGCGCATGATGATTCAGTTATTGCGCTTGGTATGGCAAATGAATGCCTTATTGCATTGGAAGAATATCTGGCTTATCAAGGCAAATTAGAACCGAAAGTAGTTAACCCAACTGCTGAATTTACAATGAAGGCTATTCTGAGGGGCCACTATCAACAGCAGTATCCATCCACATCTGGACTAATAGGATATATATAATGCCTCGACCTATAATAAAAGCACTAGCAAAATTCCTACCAAAGCCTTCTTCTCAATCTAGTTATGCAGTAAGGCGGACAACAAGTGCACCTGTGAGTGGGGATCTAAAAAGTCTGCTGTCTAAGTTTAAAAGTAATGCCAGAAGAATAAAGCTTATTAATAAGGCGCTTAGGAGTCAGAGTAGGTCATCACTTGGTGCTAATACAAAGCAATCATTGCGTCGTGGTTATAAAGCAGGGCCTGACGTGGAAGCTTTTGAAGGGCTTACTACGATACGCAAGAATCAGGCTAATATAATAAAACGCCTACGGCAGATGGGTCATAAGACACCTAGTCGGGCATTTAAAGCATCTAGATAATGGAAGTTTTATTTCTTAGCACGGGGCAGGGTCTTTCGCTTGCTAGTCGGCTAGCGCAGGAAGGGCATACTGTCCGTACATTTATATATAATGAGACTTCGAATACAGGTGAGGGCATATATGACCGAGTTGCATCATGGAAGCCATATGTTAACCAGAGTGATTTAGTAATAGCAGACGATCCGTACTTTGGCTATCGGGAAACTCGTTTTGAGAAAGCGCCTACCCAGATATTGGGTCTATCACGGTTCTTTACTCTGGCATCGGTTAAGCGCGCCCATAAGAAAGGTATACTCGGCCTTACGGGGTTGGAGTTTAGCGAAAATAGACCAGATTACTACGTGGAAGGTTGGTGGAATGGTCGTAAATGGTGCACGCCGTTCCTATATGTTACGTATCATTGGAATCTCATTTCTGAGTCTATGGGCCCTGAGCTTGGCCCTATGGCAACTGTATGCAAGCCGGTGGCAGAACTTCCGCAAACGATTTTTGAAGGGTTCAAAAACTTAAAGCCATTATTTGACAAGAGTAAGTATAGAGGACCGGTAAGGGTGGGCTTCGATGATCGAAGAGTGTGTGATATACACGCAGGCTTTACGTTTGATAACACTGAGGCTATACTGCAAGGCTTCCAGCAGGACCCACTTGACATACTGATGGAAGTTGCGGGTGGTGTGCGATCTGACCTGAATTTAATCGATGAGATATTTGTATCAATAAGGGTACAACGTATTGGATGGCCTACAACAAAAGACAACGAAATACATGGATTATTTGAAGCCAACCTCAAACATTGTGGACTGGTCAACGTTAAGTATAAAGACGAACGATATTTCGCCACTCAGCAGTTCGGACCTATCTATAAAGTTACAGCTCGTGGAGACTCTACTAAGGGAGCTTTTTCCCGAGCAGCCAGAACTCTTCGAAATATTAGACTTGAAGACGCAATTTACCGAGAGGACTTGGTAAATACATATAAGAGTAAAGATTATGGTAAGTTCACTGAAATAGACAATATATGGAAGGATACGAAAGAGGGCGCCCGGACGTCGGTTGGTGGGAAGACCAAATAAACGCAGGCGTTAAATTTAGAGAGCATTGGGCCTCTGAGGACAGGTGGGCCATGTGGCAGTCATTTTACCGTGGTGATTATAACCCCGGCATGCTGCCCAAGAACATTGTTTTCATGATGCTGAGGATGATGACCCCACGTATCTACTTTCGAAACCCGGGCATAAGTGTTACACCAAGAAAGCCTGGTCCGGAAGCTACAGCGGTCGCTAAAGTCA